GGTAAAAAAGTTGCGGCGCTAACAAGTGGCACACCATCAAGTTACACATACGACAACGCACCAGTAAGATATTCAACAAACCCAGCAGAATGTATTTTAGATTACCTACGCAATCCACGTTATGGTAAAGGACTTGTCAACGACGACATTGATTGGACCAGTTGGGAAACAACAGCAAACAAGTTCAACACACAAGTAGAATATGTAAGTGGTATTAGAGGACCAATACACACTCTCAATTATGTAGTAGACACTGGCAACACTATATTCAACAACATCAAGACAATGTTACCAAACTGTAGAGCATATATGCCTTACATACAAGGTAAATTCAAATTAAGAGTAGAAGATGCTGGCAACGACACAGATATTACATCAGGCACAGCAACCATCGTAGCAACATTTGATGAAGACAACATAGTTGGTGACATCACCTATAGTGCGGTAGAAGCAACAAGCAAATATAACCAAGTGAGTATAACTTATGTCAACCCAGACAACAAATGGAGTAATGACACTGTTGTATACCCTGAATCAGCCGCAGAGAGACAAACCTATATAGACAAAGACGGTGGGCGTGTAAACAAACTTGACGCAACATTTGGCGGAATTACCAATTATGCTATTGCCAAAGATATGGCAAAACTTATATTCAATAAAAGTAGACTTCAAGAAAGTTGCACTCTAACAGTTACTTCACAAGGTATAGAATTAGAAGTAGGCGACAACATTAGAATACAAAGTCATATGTTGAACTTTGGAACAACACCTTGGCGTGTTGTTTCAATCAAATACAACAATGATATGAGTGTTGCATTGGCGTGTGTTAGAAACCCGGACTCAATATATCCGCACACAAGAGTTGGCGAAGAAGATATTGTATTGCCAACTTATACACCAAGAGGTGCAACAATCATCTATCCATTGTTTGACACAACAATTCCTATTGGACTTGTGCCACCAACCAACTCAGTGGTGCCTGTTACATATGAATCACCAACTATTACTGGTGTAAATCCACAGACGTTTAGCACACCAGGCATCAACTCAGTAACTGTTACAGGAACAAATTATAAAACTGGCGCAACGGCTGTATTCATTGGTGATGACGGACAACAGTATACACCAAACACAACCACAAGAAATAGCGAAACTGAAATAGTTATAGAAACTATTGCAGATATGGATTCAAGCAATCAACCATATGACGTTAGAATTACAAACACCAGTGCATTTGGTAGTTTGAGTGCAAGACAAAACAATGTTTTAAGAATTGATGGCACTACAGGAACACCAGATGATCCAATACAAGATCCACCAATTACAGATGATCCACCAGATGATACAGTAACACCACCGCCAACGCCTCCAGGTGATGACGGCGGCTCAATTACAAATCCACCAGATATAGTGCCTCCACCGTTGCCACTTACAGATATTGTTGACATCACAGTTATTGATTACACAGCAGAAGGTGATTTAGTTTACGCTGACATTTATTTCCGTCAGCCACAGAATCCAGCATACGATTATATTCAAGTATACTATCAACGTCAAGGTAGAGATGAACCTTGGAGATATATGGAAGTCAAGGATCGTCCTGGTCCAGGCGAAACGGGTCGTTTCAAACTAGGTCCATTTGCGGCAAACAGTAGAGCAAGTATCACAGTTAGAACAAGAGTAAAATATGGCAGTGGAGAATATTCTACTAAAATAAACACAGTATTCTTAACACCAAGTGCGGCTGTTGACACAAGTGATCCTAAAGACTTTATTGAAACAGTAGGTCCAGGTTGGGTTCCACCAGAGATTGGTTCAAGAACAGACAGAGACAATACATTCTCTAAAATTGAAGCAAGAACAAAACTCACAGGTTCTGCACCTAAGTCACCTAGAGAAATTGACTTTACACTAACACAAGAAATATATAATGATCCAATCAACTACGATGTTAATGGTGTAAAAATATACTACAAACCTAGTATTTCTGATGTTTGGAATTATCAAGAGACTCTATTTGGCGGAGTAAATGATTATGTGCCTGGCACACCACAAACAGTAACAATGAGCGTGTTTGGAAATCCAGTATATCCTTCGCAACCAACAAACGATCAACAGCACTATGATTTCATTCTTAGGTTTACATACAAGGATGGCAAGGAAAGCACAAAACAAGTAAGATTTGAGGGCTTAAAAGTAGAAGTTAATTCGTTTGGTTTCTATGACTTTGATCCTACATATGGTGCGGCTACAAGAACAGAAGACAATACCACAGTAAACATTGTATTGCAAGATCCAAGTGCACCAAGCACAAAAGATTTAATTACTGTTGGTGTGCATACACTGTTTCCAGACTATGAATCACCAAACATTAGATTGTTCCTATCACCACCAGACTCAAGTTTCTTGTTAGACTGGGCAGGTGTAAAAGTAAGAACAAGAATAATTGAACCAGGCACTGATCCAGACTTTGAAGAATATATTATTACAAAAACTGGACTTACATCAGAAGGTTTATGGTTTGACAGAATACCTATTACATATGAAGATGAATATGAAGTTGTAATTACACCTTTGTATTGGAATGGTGCATCAAGAGAAGAAGCAAAATTTAGTTGGTTAGGTGCAGGCTATATTACAGATAGACAACAAGGCGCTGACATACCATCAAACGGCTTTCCGCCTAACTTCAAAGAAAAGTATAACTTCAAACTATTAACAACAGCAGATGCTCTTGTAGAAGTAGACAAGCCATTTCCTGCTCCTGCGAATCCTAGAATTAACGTAGAAGAGTGGAGTCTAAACATACCAAAAAGCAACTTCAATGGACCAAATGGTTATTTTAAGTTGGTGTTTAGTCACGCACACATTGCAAACTATCAACAGTTGAATGTGTATCGCAGATACTACAAACCAAACAACTCATATGGTGGTTACGATCTAAACAAACTAGGCGCTGGCAGATGGGAGAAAGTAGAAGTTACAACTACCAACTCAGGTGGCACAGTAACAGCAAATCTAAAATATCCTTTGAGTTACCAAGAATTTAATGGTTACTTTGATCCAGCCCAGGCTATTTCAAACTACAATAAATTGTTGTTTTTACCAGGATGGGTCACAGGCTTTACTGGTGAGAACTTTGAATACATTGCTATTGCTGTAGACAACAACGGAGAATCAAGTGTAGCACTTAGATTGCCTCCTATTTCAGCAACGTTCAATGGCACAAGACAAGGCGTGTTTATTCCGTTTGCAGGTGACAGAATTACTGAAATTGATCCTACAACGCTAAGTGTGTATCCAACTGTTCTACAAAAGAATTTGGATCAAGCAATAGCACCATTAGCAGACACGGCTAGATTGTGGAACAGAAAAGCACATTCAACATTTACACTGACTAGTGTGTCACCAGGGAGATTATAATGGCGCTACCTACATACAATGGTATACAGAACTTAGACACTAACCTAATTGAAGCACCCAGCACCAGCACTTGGGACGATATAACAAGTTGGGACACGTGGACAAACTGGACTGGTGAACCTGCGGCACAACTAACTTGGTTAACAGAACAATTGGATCTAGGCAGTTCACAGTATTTTAACCTACAAGTAGCAACACAAGCCACAGGCAGTGTAAGTGAATATTCAGTATATGTGAGTGACACAGGTGCATTTGCTGGAGAAGAAACTGTTACTACTATCAATCCTGGAGACACAAACATAGAAGGTTTTTATGGACAGTATGTGATTATTCTTGTAACTGTAGACTATGTTGCGGCAAGTGGTGCACCAAACATTTCAAGTGTCACAGCAAATGCAACAAGTGAAAGATTAGAAATAGTTCTCACAGACATTAATTCAGCGGACCTCGCAGGAAGCACCACAGCAAAACAATTGGTGTTGCCAAGAAACGTATCAAAAGTAGTTTCAATGTTCGTTCAGCCTCATCAACCAGGCTTGTATGTTGCAAGTGATTATGTAGCAGATGATTATTTTGAAAGTGCTCCTCCTGTGTTCTCAAACATAGCAGACAAAGACAGACTTATACCAAAAGTAAGTTTTGCCACATATGAAGGCATTTACACTAATTCAATTTTTGATATAAAACTAGCGGTATTGCCAGAACAGTATTGCGATGAACAAGGAAATATACTCGTTAGATAGGGGTATTTTGTGGAATATAATAAATATAAACAGAGAGGTAAATTATGGCGTTTCCAACAAGTCAAATAGACACAACTAACTTAGACTCAGCAACTGATGATCTCT